GGTTAAGGTCAATGAGCATGGTTGGTATGTTGACAATATCATATACGGTAGATGGTCACTTGACGAAACAGCAGCTAAGATATTTCAGGCCGTTAGAGATTACCGTCCCGTGTCGGTTGGAATTGAAAGAGGTATTGCTAAACAAGCCGTAATGTCTCCGTTAATGGACATGCAGAAACGCTACGGCATGTTCTTTAGAGTAGAAGAATTAACTCACGGTAACAAAAAGAAAACAGACAGAGTAATGTGGGCGTTACAAGGACGCTTTGAAAATGGGTACATTACGCTGAACAAAGGAGAGTGGAACTCTAGATTCCTAGACCAACTCTTCCAGTTTCCTGACCCTTTGACCCATGACGACTTGGTGGACGCCTTGGCGTACATTGACCAACTGGCTAACGTAGCGTACGACTACGACTACGAAATTGAAGACCATGATATTTTAGACGTGGTAGCAGGATACTAATATGACTGATTTATATGAACAAGACCCACTTATGGTTGAAGAAACAATTGAAGACTGGGTTATAACTAAGTGCGAAGACTGGAGGGACTATTACGAGTCAAATTATGAAGCAAGATTTGAAGAATATTATAGATTATGGCGTGGCATTTGGGACCCTGCTGACAGTGAGCGTAGGTCTGAGCGTTCCCGTATTATTTCTCCTGCACTTCAACAGGCAGTTGAGTCTAATGTAGCGGAACTAGAAGAAGCTACGTTTGGACGTGGTAAGTGGTTTGACGTAAGTGACAACTTTGGCGATACAGAAAAACAAGACGTGCAGTTCCTGCGTAACAAACTAACGGAAGACTTTGAAAACTGCATGGTTCGTAAAGCAGTAGCAGAATGCTTAATTAATGCTGCAGTCTTTGGTACAGGCATTGGTGAAATTGTTATCGAAGAAATGAAAGAAATGGCTCCTGCTACTCAGCCCATTATGGACGGAGATTTACAAGCAGTAGGAGTAAACATTACTGATAGAGTAAAAGTAAAGCTTAAACCTGTACTACCTCAAAACTTTCTTATTGACCCCGTAGCAACATCTGTAGAAGACGCTATGGGCGTCGCTATTGACGAGTTTGTCAGTATGCACCAAGTAGAGCTTTTGCAGGAACAAGGCGTGTACAACGACGTTTATGTTGGTCCTGCTGCTCCTGATACTGATCTTGAACCAGACCAAGACATTACAATTTACAATGACGATAAAGTAAGGCTTACTAAGTACTACGGTTTGGTACCACGAGAGCTTCTTAATTCGTCCTTAAGCGAAGAAGACGAAGAAGAAGAAGTACCAGAAGAAGAAGACTCAGGCTCTCGTTACGTAGAAGCCGTTGTAGTAATTGCTAACGGTGGTATTCTTTTGAAGGCCGAAGTTAACCCTTACATGATGCAAGATCGCCCTGTAGTTGCTTTTCCTTGGGACGTGGTTCCCGGACGCTTCTGGGGTCGTGGTGTTTGCGAAAAAGGATACAACAGTCAAAAAGCTTTGGACACTGAGTTACGAGCTAGAATTGACGCCTTAAGCCTTACAATTCATCCTATGATGGCTATTGACGCAACTAGGCTTCCACGAGGTGCTAAACCAGAAGTACGTCCCGGTAAAATGATCTTAACCAACGGAGATCCTCGTGAAGTACTTCAGCCTTTCAACTTTGGTCAAGTCAATCAAATTACGTTTGCTCAAGCCGGAGCACTGCAACAAATGGTACAGCAAGCAACAGGAGCCGTTGACTCAGCAGGAATTGCAGGTCAAGTTAACGGTGAGGCTACTGCTGCTGGTATTAGTATGTCTCTTGGCGCTATTATTAAACGCCACAAGCGCACATTAATTAACTTCCAACAGTCTTTCTTGTTGCCGTTTGTTAAAAAGGCTGCACATCGGTACATGCAGTTTGATCCTGAGTCGTACCCTGTAGCAGACTATAAATTTAACGCAAGCTCAACGCTGGGTATTATTGCTAGAGAGTACGAAGTTACTCAGCTTGTACAACTACTACAGACTATGCAAAAAGACTCTCCATTGTACAACACATTAATTCAAAGCATTATTGACAACATGAATTTGTCTAACCGTGAAGAGTTGTTAGCGGCAATGCAAAAAGCAATGCAGCCTAACCCACAAGCACAACAAATGCAACAACAAGCACAACAGGTACAAATGCAGTTCCAACAGTCCCAAACAGCTGCGTTGTCTGCTCAGGCTCAAGAGTCTCAGGCAAGAGCGCAAAAGCTTACAGCAGAAGCGCAAGCAGTTCCACAGGAGCTTGAGATCGACCGTATTAACGCTGTTACCCGAAACCTCAAAGAAGGTGACGCCGAAGACAAAGAGTTTGAACGCCGTATGAAAGTGGCTGAAACTCTCCTTAAAGAAAAGCAAATAGAAGGAAAAAACAATGTTAACGGACCACGAACTGCGCTTACTCCTACAGAGAGTCAACCAAGAGTTCAACCACCAATGGGAGCGCCTAGACCTCTTGGAACGCCAACTGGAGGAATTCAGTAATGCCAGCAAAGAAAGACCCAAGACTAGCACGCGCGGGCGTAAGCGGGTTCAACAAACCGAAGAGAACGCCCAGCCATCCCACTAAATCGCATGTTGTAGTTGCGAAGCAGGGTGATAAGATCAAGACAATTCGTTTTGGTCAGCAGGGCGTTAAAGGTGCAGGGAAAAATCCTAAGACAGCAAAGGATAAAGCGCGAAAGAAAAGCTACTACGCGCGACACAATGCTCAGGACTCCAGCCCCAGTAAACTATCTGCGCGCTATTGGTCGCATAAGGTAAAATGGTAATGGCTAAAGGTGTAAAACATTATAAACGCGACGGCACTGAGTATACAGGCGGCACGCATAAGATGCCTAATGGAGAACTTCATTCAGGCAAAACCCACGGAAAAACATCTGTAAAACTTTTCCATTTTGAAAACCTGTCTAAGACAGCAAAGGAGAAAGCTATGCCCGGCTATGGAATGAAATCAACTAAGCCAAAGAAAAAACCAGCGATGCCTGTTCGTGGTCAACGTACAATGACTAATCGAAAGAAAAAGAAGAAGTAGTCATGCCAAAGGCAAAAAGCAAACCTAAAAAATCTGGGCCTACACCTAAAAATAAGGCTTTGTATTCTAGAGTAAAAGCAGAAGCTAAGCGTAAGTTTGATGTATGGCCTTCTGCTTACGCCTCAGGGTGGTTGACTAGAGAGTACAAGAAACGCGGTGGTACGTATGTCTAAGAAACCTAAGGGTGGCCTTACTAAGTGGTTTAAGGAGGAGTGGGTAGACGTAAAAACAGGTAAACCTTGTGGGCGTAAGTCCGCAAAGAAAAGTAAACGCCCTTACCCCTCTTGTAGACCTAAAGCTGTTGCAGCTAAAATGACTAAAAAAGAAAAAGAGTCTTCTGCAAGACGTAAGACAGGCCCCAAAGCAATTAAACACGCAGTTACAGCTTCAGGTAGACGTAGGAAGTCCACAAGAAAAGCTTGACAACTGTTAAAAAGTATGCTATAATAAAACTATAGTTAACAACATTAGAGGAAACTATGAACACTGAGCTTGAAACCTACTTCGACAACTACTTCGAACTCTTCAATCATGAAGGTTTCAAACAACTCTTGCAAGAGCTTTCCACAAACGCAACTCAATTAGCAGACGTACAGACTGTAAAAGACGTAGAAGATCTCTTCTTTCGTAAAGGTCAAGTAGCTGCTTTTGCAACAGTAATTAATCTACAGGCCACTATTGAAGCTGCTAGAGAGCAAGCAGAAGTAGAAGAAGAAGGTCCTGTTGATGTTTAAAATTTATGACTTCCGTTGTACTAACGGACATGTCTTTGAAGAAATGGTAGAGTCCGGCGTTACAACCAGTAGGTGCGGTTGTGGCGCTAACGCTACTAAAATGGTATCTGCCCCGTCTTTTCACCTTGATGGCTCTACTGGGGACTTTCCCGGTCAGCACATGAAGTGGGTACGAGAACACGAAAAAGCAGGTAGAAAGAAGTCTCCACAATGATT